AGAAAGACTGATAAATTCAATAAGTGGCTTAGTGATTTTAACAAAGGTGATCAGGATCTTGTAAGTAATTTTAACCAGCAGTATGAAAAAGAATATTATGCCTATTAGGTTAAATACAGATTATCCTGCGATGCGGAAACACTTAGAGTTTCTGGGCCCAGAAGATCTGCTGACATTCGAACTAAAGGCCGCCGTTCTATCCTTCACTGATGTCTGTACTTATCTGTGCATACATGAAGCGGAAATCCCTGAACAAGAGCTGGAATGGGCCCGTTCTGCTCATGCTCGTGGGCAAGTATCTTCGATAGACCAGGCCGGCAAATCTCTCTTCTCAAATATGAACACCAGGAATGGAGCTGTTGCTGCACTAGAATACCTGCGGGCTACAAGCGGGCTCTTCCAAGTTGAAGCAACTCCTATCAGTGCTAAGTCAGGCGGAGGCTTTACATTCAATGTGAACCTGACCAATGATGACGAAGTTCCTTCACCTAGCACCAAGCTAGCGGAAGTCAAGTAATGACTGCTCTAGCTGGCATTAACTATACTGCAAGCACTACTATGAGTAAGTTCCACTCTGATAATCACTTTGTCCGTGCCCTCATGGGCCCCATAGGCAGCGGCAAGAGTGTTGCCTGTATCATCGAAATGTTCATGAAGTCACTGTCTCAACTTCCAGATGAATCAGGCATCAGAAAGACACGTTGGGTCGTAGTACGGAATACCTATCGTGAACTGATGGATACCACTATACAGACTTTCTTCGACTGGTTCCCAGAACAACTTGGCCTGTTCAAAAAGATGGACCTAAAGTTCATTACTGACATCCCTATGTCTGATGGCACTACTGCCCATATTGAATTCTTCTTCCGTGCACTAGATAAGCCTGATGATGTCAAAAAGCTCCTCTCCCTGGAGGTCACAGGCGGATTTATTAATGAGGCCAGGGAGATCCCCAAACAGATCATGGATATGCTCATAGGCCGCCTCGGCCGTTATCCACGCAAGATAGAAGGCAAAGGTGGCCCATCTTGGCATGGCCTTATAATGGACACGAACCCACCTGACTCTGATCATTGGTGGTATAAACTCTTTGAGGTTGATAACCCTGATCTCTATGCCCTATTTAAGCAGCCCTCTGGCACATCAACTCTTGCTGAAAACATCAGAAACTTACCTGATGGATACTATGAGAAGATGCAAGCGGGAAAAGATAAAGAGTGGATAAATGTCTATGTCCATGGTAAGTATGGCTTTGTACAAGATGGCAAGCCAGTCTTTCCAGAATATAAAGATGATACCCATGCTACAATGGAAGTCATTACTCTACATGATAGAGTCCCCATCTTTGTTGGTATTGACTTTGGCCTCACACCTGCTGCAATCTTCGGCCAGAAAACACCCAGCGGAAGGTGGATGATCTTCGATGAGTTAGTTACCGAGGATATGGGTGCAAAGAATTTTGGCGCACTTCTAAATCAAAAGATCAACAAGGAATATCCAAATCACGATTTTGAGATCTATGCAGATCCTGCAGGTGATCAACGTGCGCAGACGGATGAGATCACGCCTTTCCAGATCCTTGATACACAAGGAATTGTCGCCTGGCCCACCTATACCAACGACTTCATCATTCGCCGTGAGGCTGTGGCTGCAACGCTATCCAGATTGGACTTTGCTGGCAATCCAGGATTCTGCATCGGACCAGGTGCGCCTATGTGCCGTAAAGCACTCGCAGGTGGATACAAGTATAAAAGAATGTCTGTCTCAGGGCAAGAACGCTATCAGGATAAGCCTGACAAAGGACGGTACTCTCATGTAGCAGATGCCCTTCAGTATCTAATGGTTGGTGCAGGAGAAGGCGGAAGTATTATCCAGGGTAAAAGCTGGGGCAAAGAAATTGATTATTCACAAACAGATAGGATGGTGGTATGAGTGCATCAGAAGAAGCATATAAGAAATTGACTAGTGCTGTTAATATAACATTCTATATCGGGCCAAAGGATGCTGAAGCAATTAAGAAAGCTTGCTGTCCTGCTCCTAAAGCAGAAGTAGAGAAAAAGGTTAAGTAAGTGCCTGGCTTGTCTCAAATTGCTAGCAATCTCTTTAATCCCAAGGCCATGGCTGGCCTTATGGGTGCAGGAGCAGTTACGCAATCTGAAGATACAGAAGCAATGCTTGCAGGTAAACTTGCTAAGAAAGCAGACAAGTTTATGCTAAGTATTGCTCAGAAGATGAAAAGTCTTGATATGCCTGAAGATGAGATCTTTCAGAAAACCAATTGGTTTCTTGATCCAGAGGATGGCAATTGGAAGTTTGAAATTCCAGATATTAATGCCAAAATAAAAACCATATCAGGAACAGCAGATAGTGCTGGTGATGAAATTAGTAATATTAGTCCATTTATATCTAATCTTGAAGATTCACTTCTGCAGTCTGATGTATATGCTAATTATCCAGAACTTAAGAAGTATACTTTATCAGATATTCCTTTGCGTGAGTCAAGGGAAGGATTAAGAGGATCTTTTGATAAATCAAGAAAGCACATTCGCTTGGCATCCAATAGACCTAATGCTGATATTCGTTCTACTGGACTTCATGAAACACAGCATGCTATTCAGGATATAGAAGGATGGCAATCAGGTGCTTCTCCAGATTGGTTTAGTCGTGCTCCACTGGAGAAAGCAAAGGCAAAATATTCAGCAAGCAATTCTCGTTATAAATCCCAACTAAAGGCTGTTGAGACTTATAGAATAGCGCTGAAGCGAAATCCAGATGATCCAACAGCTAGACGTCTTTTTGATAAGTTTCGTGATGAAGCAATCAAAACAAGGAAGAAGTTACTTGATGTCGAAGAAGAAATAAGCAGTCTTAATCCTCATGCCATTTATGAAAGTGTTCTTGGCGAAGTAGATGCTCGTAATATTCAGACTAGGGACAATATGCGTAGGGCTAATATCTCTGAAAAAGATATGAGAAGTCGGACTCCTAGAGCATCAAGAAGCCATGGAAGAGAAGGATCTGAATCAATTTTACCTGATCCAGCAACTCACGAAGCTTATAAGTGGCGACACGAGCCTGGTGTAACTAATCCTGCCAGTATGGCAGATATAGCTAAGAAAGCAGGTTTTCCTTTTAAGAACAATGCTAGCCAGTATGCAAATCAGACACTAGGCTCAGTAGTTGATTTTGCCAAAGGTAACAAAAAACTTATTGGTGGCCCATTGGAATTGTTTTATCCTGAAGGTGTAGTAAATTGGTTAGATAAGATGGCTCGTGGAAAGAAAGTAAATTGGCAAGATAGAGTTGACATAGGGATGGATTTTCTATAATGCTTGATGACACTCAAATTCTCAATATTGTTGGCCAAGAGCTTAGTAATGCTGCTGGAGGCAATGAGAATGATACTATTGATGCTAACCGTCAAGCAGCTTTGGCTGCATATCTTGGTGATTCAGAGCCTGTTCCAGAAGGTCGTTCATCTGTAGTATCTACTGGTGTAGCTGATGCTATCGAATGGATAATGCCAGAGATAGTTAAAGCATTTACTCAGAATAATGAAGTAGTTACATTTGATCCGCAATTCGAAGGTGATGAGAAGCAGGCGGAATTAGAGTCCAAATATGTCTATGACATACTAATGAAAGATAACAATGGCTTTATTGTTATTCATCAGTTTATCAAAGATGCTTTAATGCAGAAGAATGGATTTATTAAGGTATTCTATAATGATGAGGAAGAAGTAACTACTGATCACTATACTGGGCTTACTGAAGTTGAATATAATATGGTTATTGCAGATCCTGATGTTGAGGTTCTGGAAGAATCAATAGAAATGTCCGAGCAGAATATTCCAATATTTGATATAAAAATCAAACGCACAATTAATAATAAGAAACTGTGCGTTATATCTGTTCCACCAGAAGAATTTAGAGTCAATAGAATGCATAACTCTGTTGACTTATCTGAAGCTCGTTTTACTGCTCATGTTACTAGTAAAACTAGAAGTGATCTTGTTGCTGAAGGTTTTTCTAAGGATCTTGTTGATTCTCTGCCAACTAATAGTCCTGTAAATGAAGATACTGATTATCGCTTTTATATGCAAGGTGAAGTTACTGAACCTGATGGTGATCTAACTAGTGATCCATCTCAGCACATAGTTCAAATTAGTGAATGCTATATGCGTATGGATGCCAATGAAGATGGCATTGCTGAACTTGTTAAAGTTACAGTAGCAGGCTGGGACTCTCCATCTAAACTTCTGGATATTGAAGAGATTGATGAAATTCCTTTCATTAGTTCTACTGCAATTCTCATGTCTCATAAACTGTTTGGTCTTAGCATATATGATAGATTGATTGAGATACAAAATCAAAAAACTTCTCTCTGGCGTAATATTCTGGATAATATGTATCTCCAGAATAATCAAAGGACTATAGTTGTCGAGAATCAGGTCAATTTAGATGACTTGATGATTTCTCGCCCAGGTGGGATCATTAGGGTAAAGCGTGACGGCGCTGTAACTCCATACCCTACCCCGCCTCTTTCTTCTGATTCCTATAAGATGATGGACTACCTTGATCAAGTCCGAGCAGGTCGCGCTGGTGTCTCTCCTGAGGGTGCTGTCACTGATAACATGATTGGTGATAGAGTTGGCTCTGAAGGCGTAGACCGGATGATGAACCAGAAAGAAGAACTGGTTGGCCTTAT